TCGAAAATTGATGAGTCGTCTGAATCCCATGCTACATAACTGTTACCTGATGTCCAAGTATATCTTGGAATAACGTGTGAAAGATCACTTGATGCGATTTTCTTTAAACTCATTAGGTTAGCTCTTGCTTCGCCTAAAGCATCTAAATGATCATGTGGTGTAAAAGGTGTAGTATCTGTTGTATCAGATGTCGTTAAAGACCATACATCTGATTTACCAATAGAGACATACACTACGTTATTTGCTACATCTTCCTTAAAGTTATTTGCATTTAGAACTCTAAAATTTGATGTTACTATTGCTGCCATAATTGTTTTCCTTTATTCTTCAATATGTACGAATGTGTTCGTATTATAGTTATTTATAATAGTTGAGTCGATAGTTTGTATTTCATTTGTACCTAAAAACTCAATTGTTTGGTTTGTATTATAAAGTCTAGCACTTGTAAAAAAGTTGTCCGTGCCTTTTCTTTGTTTATATCCATTATTTATTATAGTTCTAAATGATGGATTTTTTAATGTTACTAAATGCTCTGGTAAAAATCTATCAGCAACTGGAGTTTGTTGAGAGATTGTTAAATCCGGATTAGATGATGCATCTAATGAATCAATTGCTGTATCAAATCTTTGATTATCGTATAATGTATATCCTCTTAATGAACCTGAGCTTTGTGTTGGATTTATTTGTCTACCAAGAGTAGGAATAGTGTTTGTATGATTTAAAGATAAAATTAAAGTTTCTTTTTCATCTTTTACTCTTTGCTCATTACTTACTGCACTACCAAGTCGTACAATAGGATCATCAATATAACCTAAACCTATATTGGTTATATTTACTCCAGTTATTTCTCCTTCAGAATCAAGTGTAAATTCAGCTGTTGCAGTTACATTTGAACTTAATAAATTACCATCAGCATCTTTTGACTGTGGTACAGGAAATACAATTGTTGGTGCAGTTGTATATATTTTATCTGCTAAACCTGCTAATGAAATAGATGCAATTGATGTTGCATTTGGATTTGCAGCTACTGTAGCAAATAATGCTGTCCAACCACCACCCTCAGAATTAATTGTAATATTATCAACATCTAATCTTCCATCTGAATCAATTCCAATTGTGACTGAAGGATTTACTCCACTACCAGTTGATTGTTCAATACCACTAAATGTAATTGCTGGTGCAGATGTATATCCAAATCCAGGTTCTACAATCGTAACACTCTCTAATAATCCATCAGTCTTACTGGCAGTTGCAGTTGCTGTTTCACCAGTAAAGCCATGATCTGTTCCACCACCAGCAGAACTAAATTGTATTGCAATACCTGGGAAATTAATATGATCTTCTAATTGAATTGATGTTGACGTTGGTGTTGCTAAAATCCTATATTGTTGTCCAGTAACAAGACCACCAATTGCTGAATTAAGTCCTGAATCATATGTAACTACAGAGCCAATTGGCAAAGCAGAAACCTCAGCTGTTTGAAGTTTAATAGTATCTGAAACGTCATCAACTGTTTGACCTAATCCAAACTCAGATCCATCAAATACTATTCTTGTTGGAGGAGCAATTATAAGTGTAGGAATATTATATCCTTCACCACCATTTGTAATTGAAATACTTGTTACATCTCCTGCTCCAAGATTAGCAACTAATACTGCTGTATCGTCTACTCCAGCTGGTGTACCTGAATCCGCTGGAACAACATTTGGAGGTACTGTATATCCACTTCCTCCGTCTGTTATTGTAATAGAACTAATTACTCCATTCTTTAATGAAAGTGATAATGTACCTGTTTTATGTATTTTAGCTTCTGTGCTTGGTAAGAATGTAGAAGCAAACATTTCCACCAATAGTGGAATATCTTCTGGACCAATAACACCAGGTTGAGTACCAGGCATTGATGCTTTATTTAAAGCAGCAGTTAATGTTGCATCAACTAATTCTAAGAAAATTAATATTTCTGCAAAATAGATAAACCCAGCTGGATGTACTAATTTATCATATGCATATTCCCAATCAGATAAGTTTTTACCAGTTTTAATTAAATAACTAAATTTTTGATATCGTAAACTATCTTGTAACTTAATATTGTATGATAGGAATCCTTTGTTATCTAAATAAGTTCCTCTTGGTATAAATGTAATTGTTTGATTATTTGATAGTGTAACTGGATCTGAAAGTGTAATTGTTGTACCACTAATACCTGATACACGAATATCGTCTACTTTTGTATAAAGGCCATCAACAACTAATTTAGATGAAAGCCTAATATTCTCATCAGCTGTATTAATAACCACTGTTGTACTATTTGTAACTGCACCATTGACTGTAGCTGATACATCTGCTGGTTGGTCCCAATCACCAGATGATGGTACAAGAGTTTCATTGTAAGGGAATTCAACTTCTACAGGTTCATTAAAGAGTAATCTAAAAAAGATCTCAATACTATCAGCTGAACCTCGTATTTTATAGAAGTCAATTATACGCTTATAAAGATTTCTTTTATTTACAGTTACATCTCTTGGAATGGCTGCAGCAATTTCTTTTTGCATTAATTCTAAATAATTAGTTTCATTTCGGTCAATATCCATCGCGGCTTCAATACTATTCATTACCCACGATGGTCCTGGACCTACCCAGTATTTAACTATTGTTGTAAGTGTTGCAGTATAACCATTATATCCGTTTAAACTTAAAACAGCAAAAGTTTTACCAACCTCTGATGTTACTTCTGCAAGTGAACCAGGTAATTCATTACCATTTGTAATTGAAACATTAATATCTGTTAAATCTATAGTAGTTGTTGTGCCATCTGGTGCTGTAAGAACAAGTGTTGAATCAGCTCCTGTTTCGTCTGTAAAGAATCTATTGTTTTCGTTATTTGGATCTGGTATTCTAAATCTTGCAATATTATCCAATACAACATCATTAAAGGTTTCAGTCTCTTGATATATAAATTCGTCCATATTCATGAACGTATAATAAGCTTCAAGGAATGCTTTTAGTTGTGCACGATCTTCTAAAATATCAGAAGGTATTAATTGATCAAGACGAATATCTTCTTTCGTCTCATGTAGTGTTGAATTTTCAACCTCTACAATACCTGGTGTTAAAGAAGTTTTATGAGACATTATTTAAATCTCGGTGTTGTTGTGTATGTAATTGAACCAGAAGAACCTGCAACTGCAATTGTATCAATTTGTGGTGTAATGGTTACAAATGCGTTATCAATTGAAATTAATTGATCTCTTTTTGGTGCTAGGTCTAATGAATTAGGTATTAGTGTAATTCGTATCTTTGTTGTATCATTTGGTCTAAAGTTATTTAATGTAATTTTACCAAGTTCTGGTTCAATTAAACCAGCATCACTAATGACTGTTACGTTTTGTTGGCTAACAACTTTATATATAATAACTTTACGATTTGAAGAACCAGCAATTGGTTCATCACCAAAGAAATGTTCTGTTGATGGTGCAGTTGCTAAACCAAATGGAGTTGATGTTAAAATGAATTTTGTTGATTGACCAGATTGATAAAAAGGAGCAACAAATGTTTTAATATGATTTTGTAATTCTACATTATTATTTGTATCTACTGTTGGTGTAATATATTGAAACATTCTTGGTCTCACAACAGTATTTAACACTGCAGGATCTGATGAATCAATTGCTCGTGTTAATTGTGAATGTCTAAATACACCATCAAATTTATTAAGGTTATTAAAATTATAATCTGAAATAGTATCTCTTACTACTGATTGTAATTCAACTGAAGACCTATCAGTTAAGTTTGGATTATATTTGAAGAATGTATCTAATTCTAAATATGTAAAGTTTGGATTGACAATTTGTGGTGTGATTGATACAACATTCTTACCTTTTAGTATAGCACCCGTGATATCTGTTTTCTCAGCTGCAGATAATGTTTCTGACAATAAAGGTTTAATTGCAATATAAACTCTACCATAGTCTGGTGGATCATTATCTTCTCCACCCCATGTTGATATTGAATCGATATTACTAAATTCTTTTTTAATAATTGCAGCATAATCTTCTGATGTAACAGCTCTATTTTGAGTTGTAAATGTAAGAGGTGCATTAAATCGTATTGATTCTAGTGTCTCTTGATCAGCACCACCTGAAGCATTAACGGCTGTAGTTACTGTAATGTTACTAAATCCACCAATATTATCTACCATTGAGAATGTATTTGCACCATTGCTTTCTACACCTTCAGTAATAATATAATCAAGAGTGACTACATTATTATTTGATGGTTTAAATCCTGTTACACCATCACCAAAAAATACTTCATAATATTCCGATGCATTTTCTTGTAAATAATAAACTTTACTTGAAGCATCTACATTTTTAAGTGATTCAAATTTTGTATAAATGTCAAATCCTGTTGATTCTTCATTTTCTTGAACACGAACTCTTAGTGAAGATGTATCTGCATTAAGATCAGAGAGTTGAAATTTCTGATTCTCAATATCATTATCAACTCTATACTTAAGTGTTCTGACAGTACCTTCTGCGATTACTGCATTTGAGAATGTATAAGTATTACCTACTAAATTTGCTTGTTGTGTTTCTAAGACTACATATTGAAACTCTTCTCCTTCAACAACTGTATTGAGTTTTGTTCCTCTTGGTAAAGAAAGCACTGATGGCTTTACTCCAACTTCTCCAGATACGTCAACAACTAAATTAACTTGTGCTCTTGGTGCTAATACTGATCTTGGAACATAACCTAAGAGCTTTGCTCTTGTGACTACGTTTCCTCTTATTTGAGCAGAATCTAGGAATGATTCATTTAATGAGTAATGAGCATTTAAAGCATTATAATGAGTATTATAAGCTAATACATCTAATAAAACACTTAAACCTGAGCCTTCAAAATCATAATCATTAAACTCATTTTGTTGTTTTAAAAAGTTTTTAAGATTTTGCTTTATATCAGCAAAATCGAGTTCTGTTACATTTAAATTACTTGCCATTTTATCTTAACCTTCTTAATACGATTTCAACACTTTCTGCTGTATCATATTCTTTTATACGAAATGATACTACAATTCTATAACCATTTTCATTATTTGTATCGCTAATATCAATTTTTTGAACAGCAACACGAGGTTCATATTTTTTTATCACTGCACGAATTTGTTCTCTCATAGAAATTCGTGTAATTGGATCATTTGGTTCAAAAAGTAAACCTTTTAAGTTTGCACCCTTATCTGGTGCAAAAGGTCTATCATAAAAATTACTTATTAATAAATTCTTTACAGCATTCTTAATTGCTACATCATCTCTTAAAGGTATAATATCTTTTCGTATTGGATGTATCTTTAAAGATAAATCTAAATCTCTCCAAGGGTTCTTTTTTGAAACAACCTTTGCCTTGGATATATCACCTGTAATTGATTTATCTGATGTAATTAAACTTGCCATATATCTATTTATACTCTTTTATTTAAGCTTTTGGCTCTCCAGTGTCTGATTGTGGGCCAGATCCTGCTGTCGGTGAACCTTCATGTTTATGTGTTGATAATGGTATTTCATTACCAGTAATTTCGCCTTGTGCTATAATTGTTGAATCATTCGTCTGTGCACCAGTAACATGTAATGTACCAGTGATTGTTGTATTACCATCAATATTGACAATATCATTTATCGCATTAATCTCTACTGTTCCATCATTGTTTATATTAATTGTTGTACCAGAAGCATGTTGTATATTAATTCTTTTTGAACCATCAGTATTATCATATTCAATTAAATGACCACCTTCTGTTTTATGTACTTTATTTGTAGGTGGATTTAATTGCGCTTCAGTTGGTATATCAATTGTACCATTAGTTTGAGTTGCAATAGAACCCATTATAATAGGATCTTGCGCGCTAGGACCATCTCTAAAGAAACCTACAACCCAAGAACCAACAACAAGTTCATGGTTGGAACCTATACCTTTGTATGATGCAGATGTTGTTGGCATAATAACAGTGGCCCAAGGTAAGTTATCAACACTAACAGAATCATCATAAAATCCAAAGCATCGTACCTTTACGCGATTTATTTTTTTAGGATCATTAATATCTTCAATTTGTCCTGTAAACCAAACAAATTCACTGCCTATATACATATCAGCTCTCATTATTATTCCTTGTTATTTTTAATATATCATCTGCACTTTCAATAAAAGAATCTTTTTTAATTTTTAATTTAATAAAATAACCTTCTTTTGTAAATGTATGAATCTTTCCTGTGACTAAATAATTACCAGATAGATATAAGTCTTTTGGTATTTCTTTACCTTGTGCACCAGCTCTTATAATATATAAATCTATAATTGATCCTAATTCTAAATCAAAATCTCCTGCAACCGTAATATCTTTAGTTAATGCATTTAAATTATATAATCTACTTGATGACTCTAAGTTATTTTGACCAAAATCATTATGATAATTTTTTAGATTATCTCCATAAGCTAAACTATTTTTAGAAATAAAATAATTTTTTCCTTTTTTATGATCTGTAATAAGGCGATCTAAAAATTTTAAATTATTTGAAAATGATTTAAATGGATTTAATTTTTTCTTTTCTTCATCAATAAATGTATACTCAACAGTTGGCTTTGTTTTTGTTGCAATATCAATATTTAATGATTGAGAACCAAATACACCTTCAGATGCTGATTTGTATTTTGATATATTTAAATCTGAAGATAAACTTCGTATTTTTCTAAGCTCTTCATTAAAAGCATCTACTGGTTTATCTGTTTTTGCTAAACTCTTTTTAGTAAATGGATGATTATTATATTTTGCATATACACCTTGATCTAATAATTCTTTATATGATTTTAATTTTACTTTACCCTGTATTGTTTCATAAAAAAAGAAAGGAGTACCATCATCTACACAATTTTGTAATAACCATTGTATTGCACTAAGTGGTTTAATTCTTGGAAAGATTCCTTTTGCAACTCCAGTAGAAGTACTAATGTCTAATTTATCGTTTGATATTTTAAGATTTGTTTTACATATATCTTTTATAATATTACCATAAGAACCTTCAAAGGAACGAGTAAGGGTAATTAATTGATTTGCATATAAATATTCGGAAACACATTTTAAATTATAATTTTGTACACCAATTCTAGTTCTTGAATAGTTATTAATTTCGGCGACATATAACGTAATTTTATATTCTTTTGTTTCTCCAGTGACTTCACTTCTAGAAATATGCAATATTATTTTTTCATTTCCACCTAACTTAAATGCTTCTAAAATACTTTGGCCATCGCTGATTCCAATATCCGCTGTAATTCCATTAGTAAATAAACTTTCTTTAATTACAATATTTGTAACACTATTTCTTAATTGTATATATTGTGATTCACTATTTAAATTAGTATATAAATCAACTGCATTTAGTTTATAAACAGTCGCTTTAGAAGTATTTGGTGTGTGTAAATTATAGTTACTCATTTATTGTACTTTTAAAATTATCTACAAATTGTGCGATATAATTAGGATCAACATATCTTATTTTAGATCTTTCTTCATTTAAATGAAATTCATGATCACGATATGTTACATATGCAAGATCACTTCTTGCAACTCCACCAATTGAATCTTCAGAAAAATGTGATGCACTTGATACTGGTCTTTTTTCATCAGGATATAATACTGCTCTGGCTGTTGCTCCACTTCCTCCACCGCCAGTAATTGTTACATTAAGAGTTGAGTGGCCGCTTCCTTTACTATTAATAGTAATAGCTGTTACTTTTCCACCAGATATGGTTGCAGTAGCAGTAGGTGATATATTACCATCGCCTTGAAATGTGACTGTAGGTACTGATGTATAATTAGATCCACCATTTGTAAGTATAATTTTTTGTACTGCTCCTGTACCAGCATTTTCATCATAATAATAATATGGAGCATCTGCAAATTTCCATACTTGATATGTTGAAACACTATCTTCAGATGTTTGACCTACAATTAATTCAGTAACATTAGGGTTAGCATCTGGATCACCAACAAATGTACCAGTAACATTTTGAATAATTAATTGATTCATATCAATGTGTTTTTTAGTAAGTGTACCAGTTGCACCAGATGTTGCACCTCGTATTTCTTCGCCTAATGTAAATCGACCAGCAATACTATTTTTAAAATCTGTTATAATATTATCACCAGTTCTAACTATTTCTGGATGTGTTTCAATAACATATCCTTCATATTCTTTATTGAGATATGCATCTAAATCTTCTTGACTCATTGGCCAAGCTCTATATCCATCATGAAGAAAATCATTGATTACAAAAAATGTCCAATAAAAATCGGATATGCCATATAACCTTTTTGATACAATATCAGGTCTTTCTCCATTTTTTATTTCATAAAACTTATACGCAGAATAATTATCTAAAAATGTAGGTAATGGTCTAACAGATCTAAATAAATCAATCATATTTTGCTTAATGCCCATACGATTAAAGTCATATTCTACTTTTGGAAACTGTTTAAAAAATGACATTATCCATTACCTCCTTCAGTTTCAGCTTGAGCTGCAATTGAACCATCGTTTTGAATTTCATTATTAAGCTCCTCGTTTGCTTCTGCTGATAAATTCTTTCTAGGATCTTTACCTTCAAATCCATCACCATATAAATCATTTCTAGTAAGTACTTCAGTTTCAGCTTGAGCTGCAATTGAACCATCGTTTTGAATTTCATTATTAAGCTCCTCGTTTGCTTCTGCTGATAAATTCTTTCTAGGATCTTTACCTTCAAATCCATCACCGTATAAATCATTTCTAGTAAGTACTTCTGTTTCAGTAAATTGTAATTCTAAATCAATTTCGACTGGAGATCCATCTACATGATAACTATTACCAGTTGGATTATAATTAGTATTCATGGTTTGTAAAAAGCATGGTGCAATTTTTGGCATATGTAAATTTAAATCTTCTCCATTATAAAAACTAATTTTAAATAATGCTGGATATTGTAAAGCTAATTCTCCTAATTCTTCGGGATACATGTATGTACGAAAAAGATCAACTATGTCTTTTGCAATTATTTGTTCTTTTGCTGACTCAGCAATTAATTTAAAGTTAAACTGAAATGTTCTTATTTGTGGACCTTCGTATGCTACTACTGTATTAGGATTTAATGCAACGCCTTGTGATAACAATCCTAATCTTCTTGTCGTTTCAGTATTAAAAAAGCCACTTGTTAAACTATCTATTTCAGATCCAAATTTGCCTAATGTTTCAGATCCTCCAACTAATAGATCTTGCTGTGTAAAATTTGCTGAACCTTGGCCACCCAATCCTACTTTACCCGCAATAATATCAAAACCTTTACCTGTAATACCTGTTTCTAAATTAGTATAACTTTGTCCATCGCCTACTGAAACGCCAATTGGCATATAAGTGTGTATTACATGTACCTCTTCTCTGGTATTTCCAACAAGTTCATTAATTGAAAAACGCATGTGTGCATGGCCTTCTTTAGCATATTTTCCTAATTCTTGTGGAAATGTTATTAAACTCATTCTTTTTTCCTGTATAAATAAAATAAACTATATAGGTTATTTATATGAGTTACAAAGGTAGATATACAATTAAAAACCCAGATAAGTATGCTGGTGACGCTAAAAAAGTAATATATCGTTCTTTATGGGAACGTAATGCATTTAGATGGTGTGAAAATAATCCAAAGGTAAAACTTTGGAACTCAGAAGAGGTCGTAGTACCATACGTGTCGTCTGTTGATAAGAAACTTCATAGATATTATGTTGATTTATTAATTCAAATGGATAATAAAAAGACATATCTCATAGAAATTAAACCTAAAAAAGAAACACAACCACCTAAACCTAGGTCGCGTAAGACTAAAAAGTTTATCAATGAACAGTTAACCTATATCAAAAACAATGATAAATGGGAAGCTGCCAATAAGTTTGCTGAACATAATGGATGGAAATTCCAGGTATGGACAGAAGAAACTTTAAAGAATCTCGGCATCAAAGTACTATAAGATCTATATAAATAGTTATATGGCATCGCTATTTGATACATTACAAGCACAAGCACAAAGAGCTGGAGTTACTGCTAGAACAGCCAGGTCACGCAAATGGTTTCAGGATAAAGTCCAGGAATTACAAATGCCAAGTAGACAAAATCTACTAAAGGATGATGCTTTGGACAGAACATCACGAGAGATTCGTGGTAATATGTATATGTATTTTTATAATCCAAAACATAAAGAAACATTACCATATTATGATAGATTCCCTCTGACAATAATGATTGATCCTGCACCAGGTGGTTTTTATGGACTTAATTTACACTATTTAAATTATAATGTTCGTGCAAGATTCCTTGATGATCTAATGGCTTTAGCGCCAAATAATATAAAGGATAACACAAGGTTAACAAAATTACGATATAATTTATTACAAGGTGTAAGAAAATATAAAGAATTTAAACCTTGTTTTAAACATTATTTAGGTAATCATGTAGCATCGAGATTTTCTCGTGTACCAATGACGGATTGGGAGATTGCTATATTTTTACCAATAGAACAATTTAAGAAAAAGAGTAAGACTGCAATATGGCAAGAAAGTCTTAAAATTGCGAGAAGTTAATGAGTATAGACAATTTAAAAGCATCTATTAGTAAAAGAGGTGGACTTGCAAAAGCCAATAGATTTAATGTAATCTTTACTCCACCTAAACAATCATTATTAAATTTAAATTTAGAATCATTAGTTGGTAGTGCAATATCTGGTAATTTTGATCCAAAAGCTTTTATAAATGATCCAAGAGATATTTCATTATTATGTCAAAGTGCTCAATTACCAGGCAGACAAATATCAACAATAGATTATATTGCTCATAAACAACAAGTACCTATTCCATATACTGTTATAAACGAAGATGTTGGTTTAAAGTTTTTACTAACAAACGATTATTATATAAAAGTAATGTTTGATAATTGGCAACAATCAATTATTAATATGGAAAGTTATAAAATAGGTTATAAGAAAGATTTTTCAACTGATGTTGTAATACAACAGCTCAATGAAAAGAATGTGCCGGTGTATGGTGTAAGATTAGAAAATGCTTTTCCTACAACAATATCGGCTATAGAACTTGATAACAGTAGTGAAAGTACTGTACAAGAATTAAATGTGACACTAAGTTATGATAATTTTGTACCTGAAGGACCACTAAGTAGTACAGGTAGTGCTATTCGTCAGGCTGCAAGAATTATTGGTTTATAAAATAGGAGAAAAAAATGGGATTACCCAAATTGAATGTTCCTCAGTATAAGATAGTTTTACCTTCTACTGGAGAAGAATTAAATATGAGACCTTTTTTGGTCAAAGAAGAAAAAATCTTGATGGTTGCTTTAGAGTCTCAAGATGTAAAACAAATATCTGAAGCTGTAAGAAATATTATAATGTCATGTTATGGTATAGAAGATTTATCTAAATTAACATCATTTGACATTGAATATTTATTCTTACAATTAAGAGCTAAGTCTGTTGGAGAAGTAATTAATCTACAGACCAAATGCTTAAATGAAGAATGTGGAGGTATTACACCTTTACAAATTAATATTGATGATATTGAAATTATTAATAAAGAGCAAGAAAGAACTCTTATTCTTGATGAAAATACAGGAGTTGGAGTTACTTTAAACTATCCATCAATGGAAAGTGTCAGTAATTTAAATATTAATGATGATACTAATGCAGTTGATGTTGTAATGTCGCTTATTATTGATAGTATTGATACTATATTTGATAATGATAATGTATATGATGCTAAGAATGAGACTAAAGAAGAATTAACATCTTTTATTGAAAGTCTTAGCGGAGAACAATTTAAAAGGGTACAATCCTTTTTTCAGGATGCTCCGTCAGTATACTATAAAGCAGATGTAACCTGCACTAAATGTAATGAAAATAATTCAATTGAATTAAAGGGGCTTAATAATTTTTTTACTTAAGCCTATCGCATGAAAGTCTGAAGAACTATTATCAGACAAACTTTGCGTTAGTGCAACATCACAAGTATAGTTTAACTGAAATAGAGGATATGATTCCTTGGGAGAGAGAAATTTATTTGGCTCTTTTACAAGATCATATACAACAAGAAAATGAACGAATACAAAATATGAAACGACAACAGAATAGGAGAAGATAATGGCTGAAGGACAAGACAATAGTCGTAACGAAGTTGAAATAGATTTAGATAAGTATATGGGTTTGATCGATAAACTTGATCAGGCTGAAGATACTATTAAGGAAATGCAACTTGAAGCAGCAGAAGCAAAGAAAAGACTTGCACCACCTAAAAGAACATGGAAGGACATCTTTTTAGATGATAATGATGTAAATGAAAAAGCTATTATTGGCTTTATATCATTTTTCTTAATGGTTGTTTTTGGAGTGTGTGATTTAATTACAGCATTTATGGGACAAGACTTAGTTATCTCTGATACAATTTATACATCATTTGTGGTTATAACACTTGGTGCATTTGGTATATCAGAAGCTGGAAGAGCTTTCGGCGGTAAATAGGAAACTAATTAAATGGCGGAAGATAAAAAACCTTTAGGACAAAAAGGAATAGGTGATTTAATCGCTTTAATGGAAGCGAATAATAAATCAACTAAAAAAATAGAAGTTGACGGTAGAAATACTCGCAGACATCTATTAGAAATTAAAAACATGCAGAAGGTTATGAATGACTTTCAAGCACGCACTGTCTTTGGTTTTGAAAACTTCCAGGATATGATAAATTCTCAATCGCTTCAAGGAGAAGAAAAAGAAAAAGAACGTCTAACAATTTTTGAAGAAATACGCGATTCATTACAAGATATAGCAGTAAGTGCTGGTAAATCAAGCAATGCAAAGGGTGATAGTTCAGGCGGAGGAGGAGGACTTCTCGGTGGATTAGGATTAGCTCTTGGTGGCCTTGGTAAAGGAGCAATGGGTATAGCACTAATGGGTGCTGCAATACCCGCATTCTTTGGAGCAATGGCTGCTGGAGATTATGGCCTTAAAGCTTTAGACGTTGATTTATCTTTTAGCAAAATAAAAGAAGCTGCACTAGGATTTTCTGATATTATAACTGCTATGCCAACAGAAGGTTGGGTTGCATTAGGTGCTATAATGGCAGCTGCAAGCTATAGTGGTAATCCTGCTAAAGCCGCTTTAGGTATGTCATTAATGGGTGCTGCTATTCCAGGTTTCTTTGGTGGTCTATCAGCCGGTAATTATGCACTTGATGTATTAAATGTTGACTTATCATATAGTAAAATAAAAGAAGCTGCAGCTGGATTCTCATCAATTGTTCAAGATATATCACCTGAAGCTGGTGCTGCATTAGTAGCATTACTCGGAGTTGGTGGATTAGCTGGAGCAGTTAAAGGCGTAGGAGGTGCAGCAGGAGTTGCAACTGGAATGAGTGCAATGGGAGCAGGTATTGGTGGTTTCTTTGGTGGTTTAGCTCTAGGTAGTTTAGCACTTGATGCTTTAGGCTCAAACTTTGGTGGAATTAAAAATGCAGTTAAAGGATTTGATGATGCAATACAAGAATTCACTGATGAGGGATTAGCAAAATTCTTGGTATTAATTGGTGCTGGTGGAGTTATTGGTAAATTAGCTGGTGCTAAAGGATCATTTGATATTGCTGCTGGTATGACTGCATTAGGTACAGGTATTGGTGGTTTCTTTGCAGGATTTTCTCTTGGTGGTTATGTATCAAGTAAAATGGGTGATGGTAGTCAGATGGTACCATTAGTCAAAAACTTCCAAGATTCTATTGGCGCACTTAATACTAAATCATTAGCAGCACTAGGAGTCTTTATGGTAACTGGAGCAGGACTTGCTTTATTTACTGGAGGCGTAGGTTCAGCTGTGGCCGCAGCTGGTATAGGAGCTATGGGAGCAAGTTTAGCTGCATTCTTTGTTGCAT